GTTCTAGATATTCTGTTAACAGCAACATCAGTTGTGTTACTATCACCCTCAAGATTAGAAGTTGCACCTGCTGTAGTTGTTACAACAGCATCTACTATATCTATAACATTTTGATCAATAGCGTAGAAGTTTGTACCTGCAGTCAATGTTTGTGTTGCATAAGTTATGCTCCACAAATTTAAACCACGGTTTGCCCATTCTGCCAACATCAAGTTCATAGATCGTCTAGCTGTTTTTAAATCATAGCCAGTACGAGTCTCTAGCTGACATCTTTCGAATGCTTCCTCTATTATCTCCTCTATTGAGAGGTTAAAGGTTTGTGTGCCTGAATAAGCCATCTAAACCTCTAATATATTTTTTGAAATTGTGCTACGACTGTATAAACGTTACCATCGTCAGCCGCACTTGGAACTACAAAGTTTACATCGCTTTGGTTGCTGTTAGATGATTGATCTGCTGGTATGCCACCAAATTCTCTAAAGTCCCAATACGCTGCACCTGTTAGTGCCAATATAGGAATATCTCCATCAGAATCTTCTTCGTCCAAACGAGCAAAAGAGTCACCTCCATCGCCACCTTGACATGAATACCAGATTCTTTGTAATCCTAAATGTGCTACAGCTGTGCCATCGTTTCTAGCATCTAATGCTGAAACATCGCCAAATACTGTTGTGCTGCCTGTTCCGTCTGATTGAACTACAATTTTGATAACAACTTGTTTGTCGTTTTGTTGTAGTATTGTTGGTCCTGTTACTGTGTCTGCCATGTTCCCTCCTTAATCAAGAACTGTGGGGCCGTAGCCCCACATTGTTAGTTTACTGATCAGCAAACGCTGGTACAGTTGTTGATGTTACACTACCAAAAATTTGATAATTAGTTGTGTCTTTTCCAACAATAGTAATGTCAAATGCTTGTGGTACATTTACTTGAATACTACTGTTTGAGTTACCATCAGAGAATACAGAACTTATTGCATTACCATCTTGGTCATGAAAAGTTAATCCACCAATGTAAAAGTTTGAGTTGCCTGGAGTAAGGATGATCGCATCAGTAGCGTCAGCTGCTCCTCCTGCATAAACAAATCTAAACACAGATCCAGCTACTGGTGCTGGTAGTGTATATGTATTATCTTGACTTCCGTCTGGAACAAGTAAAATTCTTCCGCTGTGTGTAGCGTTTGTAAGAGTTACGTCTCCATCAGAAAGACTTACTGGTCCATCACCAAATGTTGCTATTTCAGTGATTGCTCCAGTAGAAGTGTTTTTGCTTACAGTTTTAACTGTGCTTTCAGATCTAATAGGACCTGTAAAAGTTGTGTTAGCCATTTTTAATCTCCTTGGTCATATAGACCTTTTGTTATACAGTCTCTATATCGTCTTCCTAGCAAGTCTGTATAACTAGTTAATACTAGGTAGGAGGGGGATAATCCCCCTCCTTTGTTAATTTACGCTCCTGGTGATCCGAAGATACCTCTCCAGTCAGAGAACCCAAAAGAGTATCTCTCTCTAGCTTTGTATCTAACGTTACCAGTATCGAAGTCGCCTTCCATCGCAGTTCTAATAGGAGCTCTAGTGAACATTTTTAGTCCATTAGGAGCATCTGTTTTAATGAAGAACGCGTCAGTATCAGTTAGGAAGTTGTTTACCACATAACCTTGTGGTACCATTCCCATTGATCTAACTGCGTTTAAGTCATTATCAGCAGTTCCTACTCTACCTGCAGACTTCATTAACCTTTCAGCAACGAACTGAAGGTTTACAGGTATAATCATTTTCATACCTCTAAGAGCAATTTTCATTCCTCTTTCATCCTTCATGTCAGCGATATCAATTAACATCTGCTCAAGCGAAGTTTCGTTTAAGTCAGCTGCAGTCGATAGCTCGTTCTTTTGCGTTCCACTAAGTGTTGGGTGATCAGTAGCGCAAAGCTCCTTATCATCACCACCAAGGAAAGAACTGTTGAACGCTCTGTTAAGAACGTTAGCAGCCTTAATTTGCTTAGTGTTAGCCATAGATCTTGCTAAAGCTTTTGTGTATCTTGTGCTGATTTTGTCGTAGAGATTGTCCTCTACAGCTTCTTCAGTTAATGAGAAAGCCAAAGCGATTGTTTCGTGTGAGTAGCGTGCAGTGAAAGTTTCTTGTGCTTGTTCGTAAACAACACCTGATCCTTCCGGTTTTACTTCTGCGTTGCCAAACCCACCTAGCATCACTTCTTCTTCAAAAGCACGATCAGAGTTTTCTAAATCGAAAATTTCTGTGTGCTGGTTTTCGTATCGGTCATATTCTAATCCGAACAAGGCATTCAAGCCAGGTTCGAGTTCTTTGACCAATTGCATTCTTGAAATTGCCATTATATCTCTCCTCTAGCTATTATGTTCCAGTGATACCTGTGCCTAATTTAACGTGTTCGTTAAACATAACGTACCAGTTAGCATTAGCACTTGAAGCATCATCGTTTTCTGGATCTTTCGTAATCCCAATGATTTTGACCTGTAAGCCAGCTGTAGTAGCTTCTGTTGAATCATCTATCTCGTTTTTAGATAGACCATTAACAGTGCTGCCTGCAGTAAGAACTGTATCAGTGTTTTTACCGATATCAGTTTTAGCTAGTGTGCCATCACATTGAGCTTCAAAAAGCATGTACGGATCATCATAGATATACGCGTCAATATTAGTTGAACCAGAGATTGAACCTGCAGAGGTTACGTTTATGCTCCCTGGATAATAATTTGAGTAAGTTGGCTTTTTGCTAGTTGGGTCAATGTAGAAACAACCATTGAATACACCAAGAATAGTTGCGCCTGAAGCAGTTCCTTTAATTACGTAACCGCCAGACTGTAGCACGTGATCTCCTTTAAAGATCGCTGTGCCGTAGTTATCCTCAATAGTGTACATAGTTGTACCCATGTTTTGAACACCACTACCGACTTTGCCAATTGGTCTTAACCCAAATGCTGCGTCAATATTAGCCATGATTTTATCCTCATAGTAATTTGTTACAACACACCCACCATGAGTGTGCTATTGTTTTGTAACTTATGGGGAAAAAAACTAGTTGTCTTTTTTACCGCCACCAAATGTTACGCGAGTTCGCCTGCTTTCATTATGTACAGGCATGCTAGGATGTTGGTCCTTAAGTGGATCATTTGCAACAGCATCATCTTTATCTTGCGCAACTTGTGCAAAATATTGTTTACGCTGCTCAACAATCTCATTAGGAATTCTTGCTAGCATCAAACCTCCAACAGCTATAACACCTTCGTATCTACCTGTATCAATTGCAGGCCATTCCATTTCCGGATATTCATCTGCTCTCACAAATTCCCATCCTTCTCGTAGTCTAGCGGATACATTTTTTTGATCCATCTGTCCTACTGCTTCGGCCCTAATCCAACGGTGTTTAAAACCGTTAGGTGCAGGTGGTGCATCTAGTTGTGACGGTGGAGCCCATTCCTTCCTTCGCTCGGTGTTAGCTCGGGTTTCTGACTCGCGTGACGGTAGTCTTGTTTTACTTTTAGTTTCCATATGCCTACTCCTTCACGTACTTCGCATATTCTTGTAGCGGCACACCTAATTTTTTTGCAATGGCTACCTGTGATGGTGTGAGTCTCACAGAACCTTTACGCGCCTTTCCTGGTGCTGCCCTGTTAGCAGAAGCAACTGTTTGGGAAGGCGAAACTTGTTGTTCAAATTTATGAGGAAATGTTTCCCTCATTCTTTTGTCTACTTCGTTATAGTATGAATCTGACTGCGCGTCAAATCCTTCTTCCATTAGTTTACGATGAATTGAGAAAGAAGTCAAGGTCATTGGTTCATCTGTACCAAACCATTCGTTCTTTTCAGCCCATTTTTGTGCTTTTGGATCAGGTTGACGAGGAGGCATAGGCTGTCTAGGCATAGGCTGTTGAGGCATTTGAGGTTGATTTGGATCAACTCCTTGTGCCTGCATTTCCTGTTGCAATCTTTCTCTTTGTGCTTTGTGTGAAGCTGCACGTTCTTCTTCTATAGATAACCTGCTTATTTTAGCTTGCGCTTCTACTTGTTTATCTACATCACCAAGATCCATAGCTTGTTTTAGTTCGTTCTTTGCTTGTGTCATCTGTGCTTCTACACGATCGGCAAACTCAGTTACGTAACCAGTATCTATTTGATTTGATCTTGCTGCTTGTTGTTGTGCTTCTCTTTGCACCCCTTGTGCATATTGCACAGCAGCTTGTTCACGTCTTTCAGCTTCTCTTAATCTTTTTGTTAATTTATCTATTCTTGTCTGGACCTTTTGCCCATAGTCATCCATCTCTTCTGATGATGCTGTTTCAACTTCTGTTTCTACAGCTGGTGTGTCTTCATCAGGATTAACGGTCTTTTTAGTCTCTGCTATTTCTACATCTACAGCCGAACCAGTATCAGGTAAATCTACCATCTTTTCCTCTGCTTCGCTCTGCGTTTGTATCTTATTTTCTGCAGGCATATTTTCTCCTGTTAAGTTTTAAACTGCAAGATATCCTCTGGGTCTTTTACCACAGCAATTATCTCGTCCTCATTTAGTATCCTAACTTCACCACCTTCTATCCCAAATCTAGATCCAGCGTATCGACCAAATATAATCCAGTCATTTACTTTACACCAAGGTCCGTTTGGAAATCTTACTTCATCCTTGTAACAATCTGGACCCATCTTTAGAACCAAACCTGTTACTGTCGTGTAACCACGTTCTTCCATATGCTGATCTGTTAATATTACACCACCTTTTGTTTTACCTTGTCCTCTGTAAGGTAGAACTAGTAAACGCCATCCAGTTGGATCTGGTAAACGTTCTAATACTTTTTCTGTGGGTAGGTGCTCTATGTCTTTAGTAGCATCTTCTTGTATTTTTTTAAGAAACCTGTTTTCTTTATCTTCAGCTTTCTTATGATTTTCATCAGCCTCAACTGCGAGGTCTTTTTCTTCTAACGCAAATTTGCGTTTAGGTATTACTGTCGCCATCTTCGTCCTCATCTTTCTGCAGGTCTTGTACTTCCTGTTCCATTATTGTGTAAGCTTTGTGTTCGCCAACAGCTTTCATATATTCATCAAAGCTCGGTAAACCCGTTGCTATTACATCTTTTAGTTCATCTTTGCGCGATCTAATCTTTTTCAAGACGAGATAAATCGCGTTTTCATCTCTCATTAATTAGTTCTATATACTAACAATTCCACTTACGCAAAGCTTTATTTATTCTAGAGTTAGGATCTCTAGCTGTCTTTGCACTCGTTCTCCTCTTTTTCATTCCTTCCATTCTAGCACAAAACGATTTACGTCGTTTTGCAGCTTTAGAACCTTTTTTTAATTTTGATGGCTTTGTTGTAACAGCCATCTTAAGTTTAGAACCTGGGTTTGCAGCACGATAAGATGCTACACCTTTTCTGTTCAATCCACCGGATTTACTTTTGCCTGCCTTTCTTTGCCATGCTGGTGTTGCCATTATTTTATTTTAAAACTAGGAAACTCTTTTATTCTACCTGCGTAGTAACTTCTGTAACTAGGGTTTGACAGTTTAACACCATCATAAGATCCAGATATGTTTGGTCCAATATAACCACCACCAGCTTTTTTTATTGTAGCCACGTTGGATGGTTTAGGTCCAGTGTTAGCAGCTTGTTGTTTTCTTTTTACAGCAGATGCTCTTTGACCTTTACTCATGGCTCTTGCTTTTGCTATTGGCACACACTTAGGGTACTTCTTTCTTTTTTCACCACCAGATCTACCACATTTAGGATATGATCCATCAGGTTTCTTATTGGCTATATCTACCCAATTTTCTTGTACCCAAGATCTAAGACCTTTTTTTGCCATGTTGACTCCTTATACTGTCTTTACCTTTTTTAAAAATACTAACAACTTGTGTTTTACCCATAACTTTAGCTCTTTGTTCTCCTACAGTCAATATCTGTATCTTACGAGCAAAAGGTTTGTTAGCTCTTTTAACTTTTGCAACGGTTGCTCTTGCATCAGCAGGAGTAGTAAATTTTATACCAATAGTGTCTTTAGGATTTTCGTCAGTGTATAATCTTCTGCCACTACCTTTTGGTTTTTTACCTGTTCCTACTTTAGGATCAGCCATTACGATTTTTTAGTTACCTTACGTCTGTTCTCCATTACTGCACC